TGAACGGTTGCTTAAAACCATCAATAGGCCAGAAACAGCAGCCCCTGCAAGTGCTGCAAGTAGTTCTTGAGGCATTTTTCACCTTTTGGAGTAATCTTAGAATATTGCTGTTATTTTTTCATGCCTGAAAAATCAACCCCAGACACCAAAGACAAAAAAGGACTCCTTGGAAAACTGGAAGAAATCACCCCAGACAAAGAAGAACAGGTTGCACTCATTGGAGTAGCAGTAAGACTTGGAATAGTGGTCTGGTCAGGATTTATCTTGACATTAGCTTACGTTGACCTACCAGGATTCCAGAAACAAAACTTCGATCCGACCTTCATTGCCAGCGTGTTTACGGGAGCCCTCAGCACTTTTGGCTTGGCTACAGCTAAAGACAAGAAGAATGGAAACGGTATAAGTAAAGAAGATATGGAAGCAATGATTGCTAAAAGCAATACATCAGGTGGCGAGCAGATCATTAGAGTACAAACTCCTTTAACTATTAATGGAGCTGAAGTTGTGCAAGCTGAGCCTGTCGTTAAAAAAGCTGTTGACCCAGAGGTGAAAAATTAATGAAAAAACTTCTAATCCTGCTACTGCTAACAGCTCCAGTTTGTAAGGCAGATATGCGGCACTCAATAACTACCTCAGCAAAAGTAACTTTAGACGCTGCTTATAGTTCCGCAAATCGTATTGGGACAACTTACAGCGTTACAGGTAATAATATTACGCCTAGCACTACTGTTTCAGGCACTACAACTTCTGGTGCTATCGGAGGATTGACGGCTGATAGTGTCACAGCAGGAGTACCAGCAATTGTGGATACTGACTTTGCAATCACAAATGCAGGCTCAGCGTATTCCATGACCGAATCTCTGACAGTTGGTGATGCCGTTCAAAGTGCAACTACGGTTACAGGTGGCGTTGTCCCTGCATTGCCTTCTCTTGGTTCAACAGTTACAGGAAGCGGTGGCGTTTCTGGAGCGACCATAACGAGTTTAAGTTCGGGAATCCATAGCTGTGGAGGCACAATGGGCGCAGGTTCCAGTTGCACGGCACAAACCATAGTTGAGTCGGTTGTTGATTAGTTTTGAAGCGTTATTTGCTGCTATTGTTATTATTAAATGGATGGCAAAAACCAGTTATAGCAGTCCCAGTTGTGCCAAATTTCTCTAGCGGTAGCATGAGCGCAGTCACAAGAACTACTCAAAATATTACAGAAACAATAGTATCCACAGATTATAATACTGGTCATTCTCTATCAATAACAGGGGCAAATTTAGAAATAGATGGATCAACAATTTTTCCTAATCCTACAACTATTAATCAAACTGTAAATGGGACGACTTATCAATGGACTGGAGCCGATCTAACAACAATGCCCAATGTAACTATCAAAAATGCAGGGGCAGCGTTCCAAGCAAATTTCCATTATGTCTCACCTGGGCTTTCAAATGTAACAAACATAACTCGCACAACTCAGGTAGAAAGCGTTACAGAAACTACCTCTACATTCTCTCAATAATATTCGCACTTAACCCTTTAAAAGTATTAGCAAATACCTCCCAGACCGCAGCTCCTGTAGCCAATTCTAGTGGTTCAGTTACGAATATGGCAATCCAATCCCTTCAGGGAAATATGATACAAAATCAGTATGGTAATGGGATAGTTTGTCAGGGGCCAATGTTAACAGCATCTCCATTCTTAACCGACAGTTTCCAGCAGCAATCTCCCAAGGAATATTGGTATGATTCGCCTGTCTATTCAGATACTGGTGATCTTCTTTATCATCAAAGAGTAAGGACAGGACAGAAAGATTCTTTAAGCTTAAATTGGGGTTTTTCAGTTACATTTAGTCTTCCATTAGATAACTCTTTACAGAAAAGATGTAAAAGGGCTGCTGATGCCCAAATAGGAATCCAAGAACAAATCCTAAAAGATAAAGAATTATCCTGGCACGTTGCTCGTTTAAAAGAATGTGGTGCGCTTAAGAAATCTGGAATTGAGTTCGCTAAAAATTCCGTCTTCTACTCGTTATGTGAGGATGTTTTAGTTCTTCCGAGGATGGGGCAAGTCTTACCTCACAGGCATAACATCCCGCCTATTTCTTCTTCTTCTTCTTCAAAGGAGGTAAACCCCGTTTCTCCCGATAAGAAGTAGTTCGTCTTTCAGATAAGTTTGGACGTTCTACTTTCTTACCTAATATCTTTTTCACTCTATTTACTATCTGTTTGATAATGGGCTTGACGGCTCTCAAAAGTAATGGGGTAGAAAGTGCTGCTGTAGTTGCTACGAGCGTTATCGACCCAGTTTTTACAACTTGTGGAACAGTTGGAACAGCATTAATTATTTGTTGTTGAACATTTATTTTTTTATATCTAGTTACACAACGGTTTCCTACCAATTCATACTTAATAATCTGTTTAGTACCTTCTTCTACTTTTGAACCAATCGGCAGGGCATCAGGAGGAGGACAATCTGTTGGGGGTGCTTTTGGTACTTCTGGTGCTGGAGGGGTTTCTGGTTGTTCGAATCGTTGAGGTTTTGTTTCTTCTGTGTAGATAAGTTCTTCTGGAGTGAACTCCATTGCGTTATAAGAAGGATATTGAGCATCACAAACAACAATATTTCCTTTTGGATCGTTACTTACTAGGTTGTCATTTTCTCTTGAACTACGTCTTGCTTCTACGCAGCCAGGGATATTAACAACAGGAAATCCCATAGGCACAACCACAGGGACATTGGGAGTATTAATTTTTGGAGCGTTTAAGATATAAGTTCTTACTGGTTCAATCCGAATAGAATTGACTCCTATTCTGGGTATCTCTGTCAAAACTTAGGAATACTAAATCCACCAGCACCACCAGCAGCTTTAGGTTGAGCAGTAGGAAGAACAGGGCCAGACAAGCTCGGCATCTTTAACGATCCAGTAACCTGTTCAATCAATTGCTGCTTTAACTTTTCTTGATTCTCTTCATTCGTGATCCAGAAATAACCAAAGGTAGTTCCTGCTGTAAGGATGGTCACAAGTGTAAAAGAAAGTACACTAATAATGTTTAAAACTTTTTGCATGGTAAGAGACGCAATTTTAAAAGCTATTGCTCACACTAGCCTAATTTTAACTATTGGGCTTCTTCCTCTGTTACCTCTGTATTTTCTGGGTTCACTTCACATTCAGCAGCAGCAGATGAAAGTAATTTAGCTTGTGCATCTTTAACACCAACTAAAGCACCTTCTATACGGTCAATATTCCTTGAAGCTAATACTTTTGCTTCTTCAAGTTTTTGAAGATTTTGTTTTTCAGCTTCTAGTTTTTGTTGATACTCTTCAACAAGAGTTGCAATAATGTCAGGCATGATTTTAATTGTATTTTAATCCCATTAGTCTGCTGCCTCTGGTGTGTTCGTCTTTGCCCACTCTAAATAGAGTTGGTAGTCTGTGTTTACTGGGTCGAATGGAATAAAAGCATTATCAGCTTTTCTTTGAACAACAGAAACCGTATTAGTGGTTATATCTTTGATTAATTTATAATCTGCCATAATTAAAGCTCCGCCGATAATGTGAATTGTGCAGAAGTGTCGTTGTTAGCTCCACACTCTGTTGCCTTGCCATTCGTAAAAGGTGTAGCTCCAGATGTTAAAGCAATAGTAGGAGTATATACATGACCTCTACTCATAGAAACAGTTACTGCATTAGCGCCACCATCAGGGTCCCATACTCTAAAGTTTCCAGAAGTTGTTAATGTAGCTGCAGCTCTCATAGGCACAGGTAATCCTTGAAAAATACCATAAACTTGTGAAGTAGCCACAACATTTCCTGTTGCAAAGTTACTATAAGCATGACTATCAGCGCTCCACTTAAAGCAATACCTCTGACACCTACGTAATTCATCAGCATACGATCTAAATTCGAAATCCGTCGGATGGTCTGAAACTTCAAGCTGAACACCTGTAATTTCCCAAGTAGCATCATTGGTTGTGTACCAAGTAGATGTACTATCAGGAAATCTTACTGAACTATCAAAAGTTGCCCATTGATCTTGCGTTATAGTTCCTGTTTTATTTGTCCCTTGATAAACTGCAAATCTTAGTAGAATCCCTGCCGCATTATCAATATCATAAGCAATATTAGAATCACCAGGGATTTTTTTTGTAACTTTTGTCCAAGTGTTTGCTGATAAAGCTCCTGTAGAAAAAGAATAAAGTTTTCGTGTAGATTTAGGAGTTAATAAAAAACCGTGGAAAGTTTGAGCAACACTAGATTTAACCCAAAAAGATAAAGTTAAATAACTTGAACTTGAAACAGGATTCCAACCACAACCAAATATATCCTGATTCTCTAGTGTGTAAGACAAAAGAACATTATCACCAGCACCAGCCCCACTTGTCTGATTTCCATTTGTTATATGATATGAATATCTAAACCCTTTTTCCCACGGGCCAGTATCACTAGACGTTAAGGCGTGTTGTGCTTGAGTAGGTGCTTCATCAGTTCCATCATATTGATATTTCCACCTATCAACAGTTCCAAATCCATCAGTAGTATTGGAAGTGCCTCTTTGAGCAACTTGAAATGCTCCATTAATTATCAAATTTCTGTTGCTTAGATTATTAGTAGCCTTAACGGTACAAGTCCCGTCAGAGGCTAGAGAAATAGCGTTGCCGTTAGACCCTGCTGCGTCAGATATGCTGTTGACTTTTAATTGGCTCATTAGTCTGCCGCCTCGGCTGTGTTACCTGCTGCTACCCATTCTAGGTACTCTTGGTAGTCTGTGTTTCCTGGGTCGAATGGAATGCAAGCACCATCAGATAACCTCTTCACACTAGTTATAGGCTCGTCAGATAAAGGTGGACTTATTAATTTGTAGCTCATAATTCTGCTGATAAAGTAATTTTACCATCTGCATCATTATCTGCTTGCAAGATACAGCCTTCTCCCTGTGCTAAACCAGATGAAACTATACCTTCAATAAATATTGTTGATCTAGCCATATGAGCACTAGAAATACTATTTACGGATGTACCAGTAGCAGCGTGACCAACTTTTAAATCACCTGATTTTGTAACAGTAGGTGAGCTTCTCATTTCTGGAAATGCAATTATAAAATGAGCATTAGTTCCGTTTCTTATTCTACCTACAGCAATAGGTCCATAATTATCCGCAGCACCTTGAGGAATTTGTTGATAATATCTCTTGCACCTAGCCAATTCGGTCCCGTATGGCAAGTGATCAAAAGAGGTCGCAACGTCTCCTACTTCTAACTGAACACCTGTGATTTCAAATGTTGCATCATTGGTTGTAAACCAAGTTGTAGTTACATCAGGAACTCGTTCATCAGTATCATAAGCACCC